GGCAGACGCTCGAATTGCTGTTGAAATTCTGGATCTGCAATTTCAAGCGTTTTGATGATCAAGCGATTGATTTGTTCAATTCCTTCAGCATAAAGAGGAATTTTTTGGTCGCGAACTTCTGTCAGCGGCATATATTGCAGCGCACGGGCGGCGGCACTTTCGTCATTAACGCCGCGCTCGACAGTGCCCAGGGTTGATTCGGGAACACCCGCCAGTTCATGCATACCTCTCTTGATAAAGTTTAGGTACGCCATTGATGCAGTTAGGTCACCTTTAAGTTCCAGATTTTCGACCTTGACCTCGCCGCTTGGAATCCCCCACATTTTGTTAGCGCCGCGTTCTAGTTCGCTGATACGAGCGCCGTAAACAAGCGTCAGCGGCGAACCATGATAATTAATCACGTCGGAAATGTCGGTTGCCTTTTCGTTCAGCTCTTCCTGCATACTGAGCACATCACCAATGTCTGACTTGCCGAACAATTCGTTGGCAATGACTTGGTTTTTAATGTGAACAATAGGAATTTCTCCATAAGGATTTGCAACAACGGAAGTAGGCTGAGCGCTGTTTTGAAAAATTTCTACACGGTCAGGGTACCAACGCTCGGCGTAAAGTTCAGTTGAGCGCCGGTGGTCGCTAAGCTTGTAAGGTCGGCGATCTTGTCTGTGCTGCAAAGAGTACTGCGGGTAAATAACAAGAATGGAATCAACGCGCTTTCTTTCAACACCCGTAGGTCCAGCCGTAAACGGGAAAACATACTCGCTCGGCAACACTTCAATTTTTGGGTATGGCTGCGGATAGCGCGGGTCTTCACGTTCCAAAGAAATTCTTACAAACACATCGCCTGTGATTGATCCTGTTTGTGCAATTTCGCGCAAGGTCACGGGGCGGTTGTTTTTCTTCCATACATCGTCAACCGCGCGCTTGATAAAATCTCGTTCTTTCGTTTCATTAGCAGATGTCGTAGGGTCGTCAGGAATGCTAATCTGAATTCCTTTTGACATCAGAAAATTTACGTGCTTGTCGACAAACTTTTTTACTAAGTTATAAGTGACATACGCTTCATCTTCCGGGCGCAAATACGACCAATGAATACCGTGGTAAAATTTCCAAGCTGCGTTGTAAAAACGCAGTCGGTACGCATGTTCAACCTGCGCATTGTACACAAGCGCATAGACACCAGAATCGCGACGGCCAAAAGGCGTTGACGAAATACTGCCGCGGCTGGGCGAGAATGCGTTGTATCCATATGGGAGAGGCATTGTTCTTTAGCTCCAACCGCCAGATTTTTTTCGTCGTGTTGGCTTGGGTGTAGGCGTGAGCGCAGGTTTGGCGGGTTCTTCAACGGCACGTCTAACGCGCATCTTACGCGCAACCCTAGCTTCTGACAATCGATCTAATGACGGAGTCATCGTAAGCGCGCCTGTATCTGGCTTTCCCGTTGCACGTGCCCAGGAATCTTCAAGCGCGTTAACCGCGCGTTGGCGTTGTTTTTTAACGTGACGCTCGTATGTAGACCTTGCAACTTCTTTGCGGCTACCACCGCCGCCTTGTTTTGAATCGTCCATGTTGCCTCGTTTTTTCGTCTGGCTTAATTTCTGACTCTTTCACCCAACCGCCGCTAGATAGTTGTTGACGAAACTTTCGTTCTTGTGCGGCTTCGAAGTTCAACCGCATATATTCGCCAACATCTGCGGGTTTCAAGCTCTTGAGTAAACCCATACGCATTGCACGAACAATCCGACGCGATGAAAGATTCGTCAGTGCTTCGATTTGTGCAATTGAAAGCAATTCCGGTTCTTTCATCGCCTTCGTCCTCGTCGTCTTCGATGCCGAGAATTTTTTGTGATTGAGTTTCGTTGACGACCTGCAAGACCTGCTATAGCGCCGGGAGAAAGAAAAAGATTGTCTACTATTTCAATCTCTGCCGGTCGTGCGTCGGCGTCATGGTTGATACAGTAGCATAACATCATGAGCGAATCACAATAGTCGTCATGTGCGCTGTCAGACGCAGAGCGGCCACGCTTCCCACTGCGCGGCGCCTCGACCACCATATAATTGCCACGATAAGATTTTTCCAAATCAACCATTTGCTTTACGAACCGACGCCACTTGGTTTGTCGCTGCGCCCCTGGTCCGGCCGGGTATGTCAAACGCTGCGCTGCAATTTCTTGGCTCATTAATTTGTAGCCATCGTTCTTTGACTTTGACGAAAAAACAAACGGCTCCACAATGATGTCTTTGGGTTTGTAATGCAGACGGATCGCGCTAAACAAAGGATCGCCGCGGCCAGTCGCGTCGCAAATAATTTTGCCGATTTTGTAAGAGTCTAAAAAATTATAGATCGCGGGTAACTGCTCTTCGTGCTCGTCGCCTTGAATTTCAAACCAGTTTTGAACGTGAGAAAAGTATCTCACTTGTTCTTCGTTGATGTAAATTGGATTATCCCAAAAAACTTTTGCAACCGTGACGACTGTTGAATCGGTAGTCTTGCCCCAATCAATCGACGCAACTTGTTGGTCTGTTGAGCGGTCGTTAGTTGGAGGATACGCAGGGCGAGTAAATTTTTTAACTTTGCGCTTATCCTTTTCATCAACGACTTTCATTACGTCGCGATCTTCGATTCCGCACTCTTCGAATGCACGAACATTTAGATATTTACCGCGCTCAATCAACCAAATAAGACGATAAGCTAATTTGAATTCGTCGCTATCGTAGTCCATGGATTTTAATTCACGTTCTAGATAGAGACGGTAGTTTGGGTTGTGTTGGCTTATGGTCTCGTAATTCGCTTCGAAATGGTTTGGCTTAGCATTTATAGCTTTTTCTGAAAATTTGCCTTCGCGCTTGTTGCGGTGACAGACATCGTAAAAATTCCCTTTACGGGTTGTCGGCGTACCGATCTTGATAAGGGTAGCGTTGACAGCCGCGCCGGTTGGATGAATCGATTTCAAAATCTTAAAATCGTCGATGTCCTGACACTCTTCACAAATGATAAGTTCAAAGGTTCCGCCTTCAGATTTTGTGTTAGGTCCGCACGACCGAGCATCAACAAAACTTCCGTTGGGAAGATTCAAAAAAGAATACTCAGGCAAATCCCAGTCAAACTCTTCTTTAAAAATTTCGCGCATCGATTCGGACTGCATACGCGCTTTAGTTCGGTCTTTGATTTTATCGACTTGATATTGTGTCGGCGCGAACATCCCAACGCGCAAACCTTTTTTAAATTTTGCAATACGGATATCGTCGCCAAAGTACGGCATCTTCGCAAAGGTCGGCAACAAGACCATAGCCGTTGCTACAGTTACTGCGATAGTTTCCGTCTTACCTCCCTGACGTGCAAAAAGTGCAGAGATTTCCGCACCGTCATTGGTCATGAGGCTGTTTAAAATTCTGCGCATCAAACGCAGTTGGTACGGGTACAAGTCTGTTTCGGTTGCTGCGCATCCAAACTTGACGCACTTGTCAACAAGACCTGAAATTTCTTCGTCTGTCAGAACGTAGTCGTTGCGTTGTAAATCTGACATGTTATATGCTTTGCGTCTATTAGTCAAAATTATAGCAAGCTTGTCAGCTCGCACACAGCGTCGTCATGCCAACGTTACACCGTGGGCTTGCGCAACATGCTGGGCGGCTTCTGCCAAAAATGATTCTTGCTTTGCAGGCGGCATATCAGGTGCGATAAATTCTAGCTCTTGCCTCATGATGTCCATGAACGCTTCATCAAAAAAGTCATCGCCGCTTTCTTCGCGTATATCGGCGAATGTTGGTAACAACCCAGTGACAAAATCTCGTACGTTCATTTTGTAACCTTGTGGCAGTGTGGGCTAAACCAAACACACTCATTATGACGGGTGTTGCTCTCGTCTTTCTCGCCCCACTCATGATGCCCAGTCCAGGCCAGACACTCCCAGGACTCGGGCATGTATCCGGCGTGCTCTGCGTACGTCCCACAAAGAGCGATGCGGAAGCGAGGGTGATCGCCGTTTGCCAATGCCCATTCACGAACACGCGTACTGACACGGCTTTCCACCTCGCCGTAAAGCTTTTCGTAATTTTCATAGGGCGGATCTAAGAACACACCGCACGTCCACTTGTACTGCGGGTCAGCCCAAAGCGTGACGACTTTGGTCAAGGCGCGTTCCCATTCACCACAAAGAATTCTAACACGCTGCAAGCGAACGGCAAGCCGGCAAAAAATGTTGTTCAAGTTGCCGCGCTTTCGACCACTAAAAGTTTCCCGCCCAGGGTAGCCGCCGGCGCATATTGGCTTGGACTTTGTCAGGTTGGTTTTGAAACCTCCGACAAGCGCATTTGCAGTGTAGATATAGAAATGAGCTAATCGAAGATCAAAAAAGTCTGGGTCCGCTTCTAGTCTGCTAGTCAGTAATGGCAAAGCGTCCAGACACAACCGCCACCGCGCGCGGACATCTAGTTCGGTCAACGGCTCGCATAGTAGTTCTGCAAGCTCAAATGGCGCATCTCTGATCGTCCTGTGTAGGTTAACGACCAAGCCGAAGACATCATTGATGGTCTCCGTCATATTTTCTTTGTCACGCGGCGGGATAGGTCGTAACACCAACATATCCGCGCGACCGCAGAACGGTTCAACATAATTTTTCGGGCGGCCTAGCCTAGCCCAAACTTCGCTTGCCACGTTGTGCTTTGCGCCAAAATAGCTAAGGGGCAAAATGTGTTCTGATGTTTTAGCGCTTGCCATAATTACTTTTTGCCAACGCGCGAATTCTACACATGGTCTCTAGAATTGCGCTGTGTATGAAAGAATAATCTAGCTTTGAAAGTGCGATCTCTGCCGCTAGATTATCCGCCGCTTGGGCAACGTCGGTTGCCGCCGCATCGCGAAACATTCGCGCAGCAATATCTTTGTTTCCAACCATCCCCAAGTACTGTGCGCGGTCTCCTGCGTCAAAGAAAATTTGCCACATGTACTGTGTAGGCAAAAGGAAAAAATGCGGCCAAGGTACAAACCTAAACCGCCCGTCCTCGGTGCGTATAAACACGCATTGAGATTTTTGAGGCTGTCGAAGTGACAAGCCTTTGTCGTCAGTCATGGTATTACCAAAGATCCTTTCTTGATTGTTTTCTGGTGGCGATTTTCGCAATCTTCGCAGTCTTGGTCAAGACCAAAATTGCTTTAATCAGTTGCAGGGTTTTCGTCTGTTAGTCAATACCCTTTGCCTTGGCGGACTAACTTTTCTCGACGGCGCAACGCTGGGCCTAGCTCTTCGTGTGTATCGCGCAACGTTTCGTACGCGTGTTCCGCGCAAATAAGGACTTCGAAAAAGTGCCTCGAACGCAGGACCGGATAGTAGAACGTTTCGCCGCCGTACTCTATACAAAGTTCTGTGTGGTAGCGCCCGTCTTCGCACTTTGAGCTATACGCCCAGACACGTGGAATTTCCAGCAGGTCTCCGTTCCATCGTTTGAGATAGAAAACAGAAATTTTGCCCCAAGCATTTTTTGTGCGTATCCGCGCTTTGATGGTCACTGATTCCTCACGCGCATAGCATCTGACAACGCATTGAAAAGAAGCGAACTAAAATGATCGGCCCCATCTTGTCGGCCTTGAGATAGATTCGTGAGCGTCAAAAACTTTTCGTCGCTGTAATGTCCGCTCCGATGTAATGTCCGCGCTTCATGCTGTCGCCGTGCTTCCTCTTTATGGATTATGGTTTTTGCTTTGTTGATGGCTTCAACAATTTCGCTGAGTGTATACGTCGGGCCATCTTTGTTGATCATTTCAACTGCTCCGTTGGTTGATATTTTTTTGACCAAAGACTGCAGATTGCGTACCAAAGAAAAAGCACTGCAATGCCGCGCCAACCAAACATTACGCCGGTTGCGTCTTGATAGCCTGCGCGAAAAATTAACCACGCAACGCTACCTAAGATGAAAACAACCCAAACTTTTGGAGACATATTCACGTGTGTCCTTTATCGATCCATCGCGTTACCGGAAGTTTTGAACAAGTTGCTTACAGGTGTGGCTGAATCGTCCAGAGCCTTAAACAAA